ATGTCGAGGCCAAGATTTTAGGCGAGGACTGGATTGATACAGATGTCGGCACAGAGGTTTGGTCTGACGTTGCTCTGGGCTCTGAGGTTTGGGCTAATCAAGATATTGGCGAAGAGGTTTGGTATAGGCAATGATTACACTAGGCGAGTGGCTTCCTGACCAGCCCCCTTTAAATAACACAGTAAAGGTTGCAGAGAACTGCATACCGGCGGCTCAGGGCTATCGCTCTATGAGCGGCTTTGTGTCTTATTCTAACGCGGCCGACAGCACTATTCTGGGCATATTCGCGGCGAAAGACAACGCCGATAATACAAAGCTATTTGCCGGTGATGCTGGCAAGCTATACCTGCACAATACAAGCACAAACAACCTCGATGATGTTAGCAAGGCTGGCTCTCCTGCTTATGACCTAACGGACGGCGAGAAGTGGAAGTTTGTGCAGTTTGGCGACAATGTTATTGCCGCAGGCGGGCGCGGGGAAGAGCTACAAAAGTTTCAGGTCGGGACAGACAGCGCCTTCTCTGACCTATCAGCATCCGCACCAAAGGCACAGCATTTAGCCGTTGTCAGAGATTTTATCTGGGCCGGTGATATTGACGATGGCGCCGGCAGGATTCCATATCGTGTACGCTGGTCAGCGTTCAATGACATTACCGGCTGGACATCTGGTACAAGCCAGTCTGATTTTCAGGACATCCCAGATAGCGGCAAAATTATGGGGCTAGTCGGCGGAGAATATTGCACGATACTGACAGAGAGAGCCATCTACCGAGCCACTTATTCTGGTCTGCCTCTTGTGTTCCAGTTTGATAAGATTGACGCAGAGCGTGGCTGTGCATTTTCTGGCTCTGTCTGTAACATTGGCTCGCTGGTGTTCTACTGCTCTGACGATGGGTTTTATGCTTTCGACGGCTCGAAGTCGGTGCCAATAGGTTCTGAGAAGATAAACAATTTCTTCCTGTCAGATTTCGATTCTAATTACGCAAGCCGAATGACTGCATCTGTTGACCCATCACAAGAGACAGCGATGTTCTCATACACGTCCGTGAACAGCCCGTCAGGTCAGCCTGATAGAATTTTGATTTACAACTATGTTTTAAATCGCTGGTCTATTGCAAATATTGAGGCAGACTTGCTTGCGCCATTCTTCTCTGCCGGCTACACGGCTGATGGCCTGACCAATCTTGAGACGCTTGTTGATGACCTAGACCAAGCCGTAGACAGCCGGTTTTTCAAGGGCGGGCAGTATGTGTTCGGCGGGGCTTACGGCTCAAAGATTTATGCGTTTAACGGCGCGCCGATTGACGCAACCATCGAGACCGGAGAGATGGCACTGTCGCAAGGTAAACACTCCATCGTAACCCGTGTATACCCCTATTACGAGCAGGGAACTGTAACGGTTCAAATTGGCGTCAGAAATACGCACTCGGCTGACCCAACATTCTCAGCGGCGTCGTCTGAGAACGATGAGGGGTTTTGCCCGTTTAGGACGCAGGGTAGATATCACAGTGCGCGCCTTAACCTATCTAATAGCTGGGACACGGTTCAGGGGCTGTACTTTGACGCCAGAGAAATAGGCCGGCGATGACGCGCACAACAAACTATCGTATCCTGAACCCCATTACAGCAACAACGCGAGAGGTCGCAGAAGTGCTGAACAGGACGGTTGACGGCAAGCTAAATAGTGTGGGTGAGTTCACCATACCGCACAGCACGATATCAACAACGGTGACGGACCCGCGAGTGGGCAAGGAAAGCGTTATATTGTTCAGCCCACTGGATGCACATTTCTACAGCGTGGAGCCGGTGGTTAATGCGCTAAACAACGGAAGTTTCGTCGTCGAGAGCAAAAGTCACGGTCATGCAACGGTAGTAGCCTATGTCATTATTGGATGAATACGAAAGGTTAATGCACCACGTCGAGGCCGCATTAGGATACGCTGGAAACAGTCACACGGCGCTGGATGTGCTGAACGCAATCAAACGGGGGAAGGCACAGTTTTTTCCGTATGAAAATTCTGTTATAGTGACGGAGATAGTTGACTACCCGCAGAGAACGTCCTGCCGAATCTGGTTGGCCGGTGGCAATATGGACGAACTGATGGAAGCTGAAAAAGAAGTCGCTGAATGGGCCAAGGGTCACGGATGCGATTCAATGGAAATTATTGGACGCAAGGGCTGGGAGCGCCAGCTAAACGAGTATCAGGCGACAGCCACATTATTGACAAGGAATTTGTAAAAATGAGCAAGGGCGGCGGAAGTTCACGGACTATCACACAGTCGAATATGGCATCGGATTTTGCCCAGCCATTCTTAAAAACTGGAATGGAAGAGGCCAAGCGTCTCTATGAGAGCGCAACCCCTCAATATTACCCTGAAAGCACAGTTGTAGGCTTTTCTCCCGAAACGGAGCAGGCACTGAGCGGATACCGTTCACAAGCACTTCAGGGTAGTCCGTTTGTCGGCGCGACGCAGGACGTTGTCATGCAAAACCTGATGGGCACTAACCCGCTCATGTCAGCGGCGATGCAACCCGTCCTTGAGAAAATGCAGGGTCAGGTTAGCGCATCCGGTAGATACGGCTCTGGCTACGGCGATGCGGCTATTGCACAGGCATTGGCACCTATGGCCTACCAAGCACAACAGGCGGCTATTGCACAGGCACCAGCGGCCCGTCAGTTCGGCTTCGCTGACCTAGAGACACTTGCACAGGTTGGAGGTGCTAGAGAGGCTCAGTCGCAGGCAGAACTGCAAGCTGATATGCAGAGGTTCCAGTTTGAGCAGGCACGGCCTACGCAAAAGCTGGCAGATTATATGCAATTTGTGCAGGGTGGCTCCGGCGCACTCGGTGGTCAGCAGATAACTCCGGTCACGCGCAACCCAGCACTAGGGTTCTTGTCCGGCGGTCTAGCCGGCGCACAGGCCGCTAAAATGCTGAGCATGACAGGCGGCGGCGCACAGGGTCTTGCCGCAGGTGGCGCATTGTTAGGAGCATTCGCATAATGGCAAGAATACCTACAAGATTAGGCGGTGGCTCTGCGGGCAATCGGGCGTTTATGGATATGCTTTATCCGCAAATGCCGTCAGGTCCGGCAATGTCAACTTTGACAGCAAGGTCAGCCGCAGGTGGTCAGTCTCCGGTCACCAGAGGCACTCCGCCTATGGCACTCAAACCGGAGGTCCAGTATCCGGCTTATGGCCTAAAAGCGGCGGCTATGAGAGGCCCACAGACAGCAATGGGTGCAACACCACCCAAAAAGCCCATGAGCTTTATGGACAGAATATCTCCTGAGCTTGGTACACCGGCATCGGCTGGCTTAGGTGCGGCGGCGGCAAGAGGTTTGCAGTTGTCAGGCTATAGCGAAGTGCCGGTTACAACGGCGCAGGGCTTGGGCGCAATGATGCAGTCCGGCATGGAGGCATTCCAAGCGGCTAAAGCGGCTGAAAAGCAAGATATAAACGATGCCTTAGCGAGAGAGCTAACTCTGGCAAAAATTCAGACAGAGCGTCTAAAGGGCAAACAGCCATTCTCAGGCACCAGCATGACAGCGCAGGGTTATAATACTTTAATCGCCTTGGGACCAAAAATAGCCAGCGGAAAAGCAACCGCAGAAGAAAAGCAGGCGTATTCTCTGGTCTTTCAGAAGCTGTCACAGCCAGAAAAAGAAACTCGCCAGACAGACCAAGGAATGGTTATTGTGGAAAGGCCCGCAATGAACCTTTCATCATTCCCCACACCAGAAGGTTATGTCCCAGAAGAAAGGGTTGTCAGCCAAAAAAGCGCGAACTTTACTGAGGTGCAAGGTAAGGCGGCCGGCTTTGCAAATAGAATAAATTTTGCCTTACAGGATATTAAATCAGTTTTGAGTAAGGGTTACGACCCAACAAGCAGACAGGACTATCTTGCTGGGAATCTGCCGCCCATAATCGGCGGTGGAATGGTCAGCGAATTAGGTCAACAATATCGGCAGTCTAAATCTGACTTTATTACAGCAGTCTTGAGAAAAGAATCTGGCGCGGCTATTGCGCCAAGTGAATTTGAAACAGAAGATAAAAAATATTTCCCACAGCCCAATGACAAGCCAGCGGTTCTTACTCAAAAAGAAAAAGCAAGACAGAGGGCATTGGAGTCTATGATAGCGTCATCAGGGCCAGCTTATGATGTTTTCTTTCCCCCAGAGGCGTTGGTCGATGTGCCTGAAGGGTCTAAGCTGTTAAAAGAAATTGGCAATAAGCAATATTATGAAACTAAGGGCGGCGACATATTAGTGGTGGATATAAATGGCTGATAAAGTTTTAAAGGCTAGAAAGCCTACCCAAGCAGAACTCAGAGAAGCCCTTGGAGTGGACCAGCCGTCTACTGCACCAGCCGCCTCTCAAGCCCCAGAGATGTCTAATGTAGACCTAGCTAAGAACCTTGCTAGAGCAATCGGGCAGGGACTTACGTTTGGATTTGCTGATGAGGCAGAGGGTTTTGCCCGCAGTATTCTGGGCGATGAAACTTATACGGAAGCCAGAGATTCAGCCCGCGCAGGTTTGGAGCAGTTCCGCACTGAATCCCCTTATCTTGCTTATGGGGCAGAGATAGCGTCATCCATACCGTCAGCAATGTTCGGCGGGGCAGGATTAACTGCCGCTAGACTTACTGGTAAAGTTCCGCAGGCCACGGCACTCGGCGCGGCATACGGCGCGGGCACAGCAGAAGAGATTGAGGATGTTCCGAAATCAGCTTTGATTAGTGGCGGTCTGGGAGCGGGGTTACAGAAAATCACTCCGGCCGTAACAGAGCCAGCTAAAAAATTATTACAGCGCGGCATTCCACTAACCTTGGGGCAGTCTCTGGGCGGCGGGGTTAAAAGAGTTGAAGATGCTATAATGAGCATCCCTCTTGCGGGTGATGTGATACGTTCTGCAAGAACAAAGGCGTCTGAAGGGTTTAACACTGAGGTCATAAATGAAGTTTTAAAACCACTAGGCATAAAAATTCCCATCGGCAAGGTTGGGACTGAGGCTTTTGAGGCGGCGAACAATGCTATAGCACAACAGTATAAAAAAGTTATACCAAAAATTGGCGTGGACTTTTCTGCAACAGCGAAGTCTATAGCAAACAAATTTTCAGGCAAAATTCGCCCTAACGAGTTGGAAGCCCTAACAAGAATTATTAAAAATGAGCTTATTGACAGGGTTGCAGACGGTAAGCTAACTGGTCAGGCGTTTAAGGACGCGCAGTCAGCAATACGAAAAAAAGCATACGACTTTTCAACGTCAACCAATGGCTATGAAAAAGAGCTAGGCGAGGCTTTGACAGATGTGTCTTTTGAAATAACCAACACACTTGCAAAAGCTTTGCCTAACGTAGCGAAAGAACTTTCAAAAGCAGATGAGGCTTTCAGCAGGTTGGTTCCTGTGCGCCGAGCAGTCGTAAAGGCAGAGGCAGACGAGGGGGTGTTCACTCCGGCACAGCTTTCTTCATCTATTGCCCAAGAAGCTAAAAGACAGCAATCAAATTTAGCATTGGGTCAGGTGCCGTTGCAGGACTTGGCTCGCGCGGGTAGGGCAACCCTTCCGGCAAAATTACCAGACTCTGGAACAGCGACGAGAGGTATAATAGCAAATGCTATATTGTCAGGCGCTGGTGGGGCTACTGTTGGCCTACCTTATGAATCGGCGTTGATTGGCGGCGGTCTAAGTGCGCTATACACCACTCCTGCTCAGAACCTTCTCAGGAGGGCAGTCCCAGCCGGAGGTGCCATGCTCAGAACCCCAGCCGCCGCAGGATTACTTGGCGAAGAGGTGGCGAAACGTGATATACCTTATCTAACAATCAGACCGTCCGACAGAAACTTGCTGGACTAGGAGCGACACATGGCTAAAGACGCAATCAA